CGCGAGAAAGAGAGGTATATCTATGGCGAGGATTTCGATGAAAGATATTAATCCTGAGCTCACAGCCGAGGAGATCAGGGAGCTTGAACAGGCAGAACAGAAGCCCATCGTCTTTGATGACGATTGTCCTGAAATGACCGTCGCGCAGCTGCTCGAATTCAAGCCGTTTCGTCAGAAGAAGCAGCCTAAGCAAACCGTATCATTGAGGCTCTCCCCAACAACGCTGGATCTCGCAAAACGATACGGCAGCGGATATACCACATTCCTAAGTCGTTTGCTGGATGAAGCAATCAAGGACGAAGCACTGGTAAAGCGCTGTCTCTGAGGAATATGGCACGCTATAGTACCGGGTCGTCCTGAACACCACCCACCATGCGCTGAATATCACGCTCAGGAAAGCCACGATAATCAGCCCATAGATGAACAGGATAATCCTATCGTCTCTCCTGCGTTGTTTCTTGGTGTAATGCTTGCTCATCGGCATTGCATCCTCCTGTTTTCTCACAGAACGAGTAATCCACGGTCATCGTAGACGGAACCGGCGTTCTGGTCCTTCATGGCTCTGTCCAAAGCCATGACCAGCGCCACCGCGCCGTCCACCTTCTCCGTGGATTTCTCTTTGTCTATTTTCAGGTTGCCCGCCGGATCTGTGCGCACGAAGGCATTGTCCATGTTCCACCGGAGCACTGGGTGCCCGCCGTGATTGAGCTTTCGCTCGAGCACGATGCGCATCAACTCCTTCGTAGGCGGGCTCATGTCGCGGAAGCCTTGTCCGAAGGGCACCATCGTGAAGCCGTCGTCCTCCAGCTGCTGCACCATCATGGTGGCGTTCCACCGGTCGTAGGCGATCTCCCGGATGTTGAACCGCTCCCCCAGCTTCAGGATAAACTGCTCGATAAAGCCGTAGTGAACGACGTTACCCTCCGTCGTCTGGATGAAGCCCAGACGTTCCCACTTGTCATACATCACATGATCCCGCCGGACGCGCAGCTGCAGCGTATCCTCCGGGAGCCAGAAAAACGGCAGCACAATGTACTGCTCATCCTCATCCCTGGGCGGGAACACCAGCACCATGGCTGTAAGATCGCTAGTGCTGGAGAGGTCGAGCCCAGCATAGCAAGGACGACCCTCAAGGGCATACTCATCCACAACGCCGCCGCACTCGTCCCACCTATCCATGGGCATCCAGCGGACGGACTGCTTGACCCACTGATTCAGACGCAGCTGGCGGAACATATTCTCGTCGGCAGGCGTCTCCTGGGCCTTGCGGAAGGCGTCCCGCACTTTGTCAATAGTGATGGTCTTATCGAGAGACGGATTCGCACGGTACCAGTTGTGCTCGTCCGTCCAGTCAGCGTCATCCGGAAGGCCGAACAGGACCGGGTAGAACCGGGGATCGTCCTTCCTGCCCTCGATGATATCCAGTGCCTTCTGGTGGACCTCCCAGCAGATGCTGTTCCTGTCCGTGCCTGCCGTCGTAAGCAGAAACCACAGCGGCTGCTTTCGGGCGTCGCCGGAGCCCTGGGTCATAACATCGTAGAGGGCGCGGGTCGGCTGGGTGTGCAGTTCGTCGAAGATGCAGGCGCTGACGTTCAGGCCATGCTTGGTCGCCACCTCCGAAGATAACACCTGGTAAATGCTGCCGGTCGGCTGGTATACCATGCGCTTGGTGGAGGGTATGATCTTAATTCGCCTGCTGAGCGCCGGGGACTGCTTCACCATGTCCACGGCCACGTCAAAAACAATCGCGGCCTGCTGGCGGTCGCTGGCACAGGAGTAGACCTCCGCCCGCCACTCATCGTCATTGCAGAGCATGTTCAGCGCGATGGCCGCGCCGAGTTCACTCTTACCGTTCTTCTTGGGAATCTCGATATATGCCGTGTTGTACTGACGCATAGACGGATCCTCGTCCCGAACCGTACCGAACACATCCCGAACGACCTTTTCCTGCCAGGGCAGCAGCTTGAACGGTCTCCCATGAAATTCACCCTTTGTGTGCCGCAGGCACTCAATGAACTGCGTCACCCGGCGAGCCTTCGCTTCACTGAACATCCTGCCACCCGCCCTTCAGCACAGACTCCATTGGATCGTCCGTATCCGCCTTATCACCGGTATTGGCATAGAGTCGCGCCCGGCTGGACGGCGTCAAGCCGAACTCTGAGCAAAAGGACTGCATAATCTTCAGGTTTTGCATGGCGATGCTGACCTGGGGAACCTGCTGCACATAGCCACTGGGCGTTTTGAAGATGGTGCCATGCTGCGACAAGAACTCTTCCGCCTCGCGCCACCGTGCATAGGCCTGGCAATATCCCGCGAACGCCTCCAGGTCGTGCTCCGTCAGGATGCCCATTGCAATCAGGGAAGGAGCCAGACGCTGCCATTCCTGCTGAGCCTCGGGCATCAGCCAGTCAGGACATTCCACATTGACCTGCGGCGGCGTGGGTTCGTCCGTATTCAGCGGCCTGCGGCCCTTGCCGCGGTCGCCCTCCAGCACCTTCAGTGCCGTGGGCAGGGGCTTTCTCCCTCTGGTAGCCATCTGTCATCACCTCCGTTCTCGTTATTCTCATTTCAGTGTCTGCTGCTGTAGATGTAGGCCAGCGCAAACAAGCCAAACAGCGCCAGGATCGCCAGCAGCCACCTCCAACAGTCCACCAGGAACGTATCCACCAGGACTATTGCACTCATGATCTTTTGCTCAATGCTCATTTCCTCCAACCACCTCGTCATAGCTCAGCCTCTGTCCGTCTCGTAAAACAGTGACATTCTGATCGGGATACTCCATATGAAAGCGCTCCACGATGACCGTAGCGTACTTCGGATCAAGCTCCATCGTCCGGCAGATGCGGTCGGTCTGTTCGCAGGCCATGAGCGTGCTGCCACTGCCACCGAACAGATCCATAACGACGGCATTCGGGGCGCTGCTGTTCTTGATGGGGTAGGCCAGTAGCGGGATGGGCTTCATCGTCGGATGGTCCGCGCTTCGCTTGGGCTTGTCGAAATTCCATATCGTTGACTGCTTCCGGTCAGAGAACCACTTGTGCTTCCCGTTGGGGAGCCAGCCGAACAGCACGGGTTCATGCTGCCACTGATACGGCGAGCGCCCCAGCACCAGGCTGTTCTTCACCCATATGCACACGCCGCTGATGTGAAAGCCAGCCTCTTTGAAGGCCCGGCGGAAGTTGAGACCCTCCGTGTCCGCGTGGAAGATGTAGGCGCTGCCGCCCTCCGCCATGTGCGCCGCCATGTTCCTGAACGCGGCCAGCAGGAAGCTGAAAAACTGCTCGTCTGCCATGCTGTCGTTCTGGATCTTCTTCCCGTCAGCAGACTCATACGCCACATTGTACGGGGGGTCTGTCACGACAAGGTTGGCCTTCACGCTGTCCATAAGTACATCGACGGCCTCCCCGTCGGTGCTGTCCCCGCACATCATGCGGTGCCTGCCCAGTGTCCAGACGTCGCCGGGCCGCACATAGGGCTGCACTTCCTCCGGGTCGATGTCGCAGTCGTCGTCATGCACATCCTTGTCGTGCACCTTTGAGAACAGGTCGTCCACCTCGGCGGCATCAAAGCCGGTCGCGCCCAGGTCATAGCCGGACAGCTGCAGATCTTGCAGAAGGTCGGCCAGGGCCGTGGGCTCCCAGTCGCCGGTTGCTTTGTTGAGCGCGATGTTCAGCGCCTTTTCATCCTGCGGGTTCTCGATGTGCACCACAACGCAGTCCACTTCCGTCGCGCCTTCCGTCTTCAGCACCTTGTAGCGCTGATGCCCGCCGACGATGTTGCCGGTGACCTCGTTCCACACGATAGGATCAACGTAGCCAAAGTCATGCAGGCTCCGTTTAATCTTCTCGTAGGCAGGATCGCCGGGCTTCAGGTCTTTCCTGGGGTTGTACTTCGCGGGCTTCAGCCGGTCAATCGGCATCCGCTGCATGTTCAGATTCGTATTCATGGCTCCTCCTTCGCCGTCCTTCGGGGGCGGCTTTTTTTGTGCCCAGGGGCTGCTGATACCCCCGGCCCGGAATTTGTCGGAATTTCACGCGAGAGGGGGGCGCGGTCTCCGGCGTGTGGCCGCAGCTTTGCGCCCGCCCCCTCCCTTATCGAAAACGACGCGCCGCCTTATCGCAAAAGACGCACTTTCGCAGAGCAAAGCACGAAAGGGCCCGGCGGCGACTTTCGCAGAGCAAAGCGCAAAAGCGCGGCCCGGCGGCGCTTCGCCAGAGCAAAGCGGAAAAGTCCACCAGCCCGATGGGATTTTCGCAGAGCAAAGCGGAAAAGTCCTGCTTCCAGGTGGACTTTTCCAGAGCAAAGCAGAAAAGCCCTGCTGCCCAGTGGGTTTTGCAGAGCAAAGCAGAAAAGTCCTGCGCTTCGGTGGATTTTTTCAGAGCAAAGCGCGAAAGTGTGCCACCGGCGGGCTTTCGCAGAGCAAAGTCAAAAAGTCCTGCACCTCAGTGGGTTTTTGCAGAGCAAAGCGCAAAAGCGTGGCCCGGCGGGCTTTCGCAGAGCAAAGTCGGAAAGCCCCGCCGGCGGCTTATCGAAAACTACGCTCGTTTTTATCTTGACTTCCGGGCCCGGCGGCGCGAAGGAT